TAAACAAAAAACCCCGCACTAGGCGGGGTTTAAACTTTTAAGGAAAGTTTATTTTTCTGCGAGAGATTTAAAGTAATCTAAATCATCTTCAACAACAACTGCTTTATCAAGAATCTTGACTTCATCATCAGTAAAGTTTCTCAATACAACATCTTCAGCTTTAATAGAAGATATTGCACCTTCAAAACCTAGAACTTTGTCAAGGCGAGACTTGAGTTGGTCATAAGGTTTGAATTGTTTCTTCTCTGTGAATTCCTTCAAAGAGAATTCTTTCTTCCACAATTCTTCCAGTTTAGCATCATCGCCATCTAAGAGTGCCGATTTATCAGCAAACTCGGACTTATCATAATTGCGATAGCCTTCAACATTACGAATCTTCAATTTGAAGTTAGCACCTTCCCACATATCAAATGGGTTGACAGGAGTTTCATCAGCGAATTCTGGATTCATTGCTTCTGTAATCTTGTCAAAGATTTTCTTACCAAACTTAAACAGTTTGATTTGACCTTCATTTTCTGGATTGCTAGGGTCAGAAACAATAAGGACATTAGCCAGATAAGAAAGCTTACGCTTCTGCTTACGAGCTACATCTTTATTTGCTTCAATACCAGAATTCCATAATGTATTGTTGTGTTCACAAACTGGACACTTCTCATTAAGAGTTGTGAGACAGTTATCAATGAACCAACCGCCAGGTCCCTGAAAACCATGGCTGAATGTACGAACCCAAGGAAGAGCATCATCACCATCAACAGCAGGTGCAGGTAGAAACCGAATTACGGCCATACCATTACCAGACTTGTCAACGCTGGGTTGCCACATTCTTGTATCGTCTTTAGAACCAGCCTCAGAACTGGACTGGGTAGAAGCTTCAATCGCTTTGGTTAGTTTGTCCAAAGATGACCGATTGCGCTTGAGATTTGCAAAACTATTCATATATTTTCCTTTTGTATAACGTAGTATTAACGAAGTATAAACGATTTATCCACATAAACATAATATAGATTTATTTATGTGCCTTTGTAGAAGAGAATTGGCAATATTATGATATCACCTCTTTCAACTTCAGCCTATATTTTACACTATCAAATGGCACAAATGAGGCATACTTGAGCATTCTTAACCGATAATCTGGCCAACGGATAGTTTCTGTTATTTGTTTTGTCCAAGCGGGGAAGAAATTGAGTAAGGCATTTAACATAACAAGTGTCTCAGGTTGTATTTCTTTCCTAAAAGCCATCAATAGAAGAACTGGATAATCGTCATCCAAACTCTTCAGGACATCGTTTGGATCATCTAAATCATCAAAGATATACTTGCACTCAGTCTCAAAACTATATGTCATGGACTGCAAGTATTTCATTCTTCTTAGGTAATTTGCCTCTGCTTCAGGTTTCAATAAGTCACCTGCCCAAGTTTTTTCATTGAGAATAAAGTTACCCACAAGGAAATTAATATAATCCTCTTGATTATATTTCCTTGAGAGTTTATAGAAATGGTATTTGTCTTTACGATTCTCAAAACTGGTAATCGTTATATTTGATTTACCATTGTACTTAAAGTAATCGTATGATTGCTGTGAGAAGTGAAGTTTCAGAGAATTATAAATTGAGAACGCTTCATAACCTGTCATATTGGAAGGCGTGAACCCTTTTCTTTCAACATATTATTATCCATTGCATCCATCTGAATTTTAGATTTGAGGTTGGAGTTAACTAATGTAGCTGCGACCTCAATCTCTAATCCAGTTTGGCTACAATATTCTGTAATTGCCTCAATGTGATTAAATTTAGTTTCAGAAACTATCTTATCAATTGCTTTGGCAAATTTTGCCATTTCTTCTTTAGTTGGCATCTGAACCTTTTGGTGTTGTCACCGTATATTGTGCTGAAACAGATGGTGAAACACCAGACCATGGAGAATAAGCATCTACTAGATATGGTTCTGTTTTTGGTCCTTCAGCTGGTCTTTCTTTTGGAAAAGGCCACTCAGAATCATCTCTTAATGTTTGAGTCCATTCGTGTGTCTCTTCTTCATCCTCATCCTCATCTTCATAGTTTTCTTCAGCACATTCAAATTTTGGTGTAGTATATGGGTCTTCATAATCAACAAAATCTAATTTGCCTGATACAATAAAACCAGAACCACGAATAAACATTTCAAAATGTTCCAATACATCAGGAAGATAATCTGCACTAAATTCAATAGTAGTTACTGCATTAGCACCAGATATATCATCTATTTGTTTAAACACATATTTCATAATATAATCCTTAAATTATTTCTTTGTTGTAGCGGCGTATGTTATACAGATTGGATTAGAATTTGTTTCATATGCACACTTCACGGATAATGGGTCAACACCTTTAGCAATTGCTGCCTCAATGTTTTTCGCCATGTTGTTTCTGTCATTAACATTATACACGATTACACCAATTATTGCGGTACATAATACGATTATTACCGATATGCATAGTGTGATTAATTCTTTGTTCATATTAAATGATTCCTTTTGTTCGGTCAATTTGGTCGATTTTGCTTTTGTAGAAAATATGTCTGCCAATTTGTTTCTCCTTTTGTAGTCTTGTCCATTTGGGATTCACATAATCAGCGTGATAATAGGTTGCCCCATTAGTCACATCAGTCATTCTTTCAAAGTTTAAAAATAGATTTGTTGATAGCTCTAAGATATCATTATACAATGAAGTCTGCTTGATTGTCAAGCGTCTAGAGGTAAATGTGGTGTCACAATACCATGAGAATTGGCAAGTGCCTTTTGTTTTTTGTTGTACTACATCACAGATGTTATCGGCATAGCCAGACTGTACTCTATTCAAAGTGACAAATGCTACTGCTTTTTGTCCGTCTAGTGGTTCGTGTGCCGCTTCAAAATAAATGTTCTCTGCCAAACATGTTACTTGCTTTTTAGCATCTGAGGTTAAATTGTTGTATGTTGATTTAATCGGTAGTATATTATATGTGTCAACATTTACATATGATAATGTTAAAATTATCGTTGAAAAAAATAAACTTAAAAGTATAGGTTTACTTCGCATTTTTCTCCTTGTGTGTGTTAGAAGTGGGACGAAAAGTCCCACTCTCCTCAATTAAGAAGCTGTTTTCTTAACGGAAACTTTTGGGGTTTCTGGTGCGGAAACATTAGATACAAAACCATTAAGCACTTGTGCTTTGGCTATGATATCTGATTCTGAGGGATATGGCGGAAAACCAGGATGGTCTGGTGGGTCTTCGCCTTTGTTGCGTGAAGTGTCACATTTTGTGGACCAATCATTACTGATTTGCTCACGTTTTCCATAATAATCATCTGATAGCATTCCTTGAGCCATTTTTAAAAGTTCAAGGCGTATCTCAAAAGGTGTCATATTAGACATAGTTTTCTCCTGTGTGTGTATACTACCTGTGTGTTGTGGTAGTATAGTTATTTAGTCATTCCAATGTCGCAAAACACCAGCAATAATGACTAAATTGGTTATAATATAAATCAAAACAATTATAGTACGAACAATAGCAATCTTATCTGCTTCATTGTCATCTGTTGAGGCTTTTTCACCTAATGCCTTTGCCCAAAATCTCCAGAGTTTAATCCCATAGAGCTTCATAGTATCTACCAAACAAACGATATCCATTTGTGATTCGTTTTTGCACTTCTGCTATGCCTTCATAATCACATTTGTATGTGTGGTTAGGTCCTTCCACATATTGATACATTTTTGGTTTACCGTTTTCGTCCCATTCACATGGTACAGTTTTCATATCAGAAACACCTGAATAAAACTTTTCTTGCCATCCATCATTTACTTTAGATTCAAAAGCAAAAATCATTTCATTAAGTACCCAATCCCAACGAGCAAAATGATGGCCATCAACATCATATTCATCTTTAGCTGGTGAAGTCCAAGATTGTAATTCCATTGGTACATCTTCATCATCAACATGAGGTGCGCCATGTTTATCAGTATCCAACTGTTTCAACATAGGCAG